AATCTATCAACAAAAACAAGTTCAACATTGCCCATCATTGTATTGAACACACAAGGGTCCAAACGCTCATAAAAAGCCACTGGTATCTCGCTTTTCAACTCAACAATACAAACAGGCGTATCAATAATAAAACCTTCTAAATTCATTGTTTTTCTCCATAAAAAAAAGGGGGCTACTCTCACTAACCCCATAACCAAAACTAAAAATCTACATCAAAATCGATTTCATCATAATGCCAAATGACATAATCTTCTCTATCATTAAAAATTAAATCATTCTTCATTCCGTGAGACAAATAATCTCTAAAAACAAACTGCCTATCTTCATCCAAAATAGCACCAATAATAGTTCGGAATTCATAGAAGGTGTAATAGTTTTGCGACATCAAATCAAACATACTAATACATTCCCTCGGGCTACATTCTAATAATCTAAAAATAGAAGAAGCATTAACAACATCCAATTTTGCAATGCTATGAGAATAAGCAAGGTTCAAATCACCAACTTTATGGAACCAATCATCATAAATCTGTTCCTGTTTTTCTTTTGTAATCATCGTTTTTTTCCTTAAATTTTTTACTGTTTCATACTATTGTAATCATCAGGCAGGACAAACATCCCACTACAGTAATCTCTAAAAATAGGGGGAAGCAAAAATACCTCCCCCTAACCAAACATTAGATAGTTTTTTCAGATAGAGACATTGAGATTTTTTTCAACTCACCAATGACATCTACTTCTTCTACTTCATCTTCTTCATCATCTTCTTCTTCGCATTCACAACTAAAACCGCAAACGCATCCGCATTCGCTACAAATTTCATAGCCAAACTCTTCACATAGGACAGTAAAATCTCCGCCCTCAATCTCACTATCACAACCATCCATAAACTCAATCTTATAACTAAAATCACAACCAGGTTCCACACAGGTCAATTGAAATAGTAAATCAGGGTAAATCTCACTTACAGTACGCAAATACTCATCAGGACCGGACCAAGGAGAATTAAATAATACTTGCTTCTCATCTAAAACATTGACATCACTACCAGTCCATTTAGTACCCCACTTTTGATTAGCCATACCATAATCATAAGTACCTTCTTCGTTTAGCGGCACGAGAATTGAATAATCTAACTCAATACCGTAATCATCTTCTTTGATTACATTAGACCAAAAATCAGCAACTCTATCAGCGGGTCCATCAACCCATAATCTACATTCAGCCCAGTTAGGCATAATACTCACCATTTTTCCTTAATTTTTTACAGTTTCAACCTTTCGGTATCATCAGGCAGAACTCACATTCCACTACTGTATTTCCCACTATTACTCTTCTATTTCCCAAGAACTTTCACCTTTTCCTCCTAAAATCGCTTCCGTTTCCCAAATCGTTTCCCACATTTATCATTATACACATCTTTCTTCCAAATGTAAATGATTTCCTGCTTATTTTTTTAGAACTTTAAAATTTAAGGGGTCAGATTTTCAACATTTTTTACTCATCTAACCCCTCTTCAAGGGACTAATCTACAAAGCGCCACATTGCAGGCTTAATAACTTTGTATAACGGTTCAGAAGGATAGAGACCAAAATAGCGGTATCTATAGATTTTTTCTAAAATCATTTCAACATTTTTAGAAGCATCTTCAATAAACTCATTTTCCCAGCAACTATCCCAAAGATGCCATCCTTCTTTAGTAGTAGGCACTTTGACTGGAATGTTTAGCGTAGCAGCATAAATCAATCCTTGCCAAACACGGTCTATCTCACTATCTCTGTATCCGTATCTATCGCAAATCTTATCCCAGGAAGCAACCAAACTTTCAAGAATTAATGCTTCTCTTTGCGCTTGCTTCTCTAACTCTTTCTTTTCTTTTTTACTCAACATTTTTTTATCCTTTCAAAATGCCCCGCTTGCGCAGGGCATTTCTTTATTTATTTCTCACCAAAATCTCTACTGCCTTCTTCGCTTCAAATCCATTTTCAGTTCTCTTGCGTCTTCCAGCAGTATAAGTGTATTCCCATTTTAGGGGGCTATAATCATCAAAAAATCCATCTCCACTATCTTGATTACAGTACCACACGCTTGCTTGCTTAAATCCTATAACAAAGGATAGCATTGACTTATGTACGCTATCGTCCATTGGGTTATCGTAATCAGCGTAGCAATTCCTGTAAGGTGGGTCCAGGAAAACAAATGTATTAGTATCATCTAAAATCGATGAGGTACAAGTGCTCCAGTCCTCGCACAATAAGTCTGCTCGCTGTAATAACCTATGCCATAACATTACATTGTTATAGTCATACACGCTATCCTTTTGATTTAACAATCCAGCAGGTGTTCCGTATTTTCCGTTAGTGTTTTGATTTATCTGCCAGATGCCATTGAAGCCAGTACGCATTAGGAAGTATAGATAGGCTGCTCTTTTAGTAGCATCCCAGTTATCACTATCCCATCCGTGCTGATGCCTAATCTTGTAGTAGTAGGCTTTGCGGTCTTCCTTACTCAAAGGAATGTACTCCGCATCAAACCTGTTCATCAAAATCAGGAAGTAATCAACGTCATTCTTAATTGCATAATAGATGTTAATGATGTCAGAGTTAATGTCATTGATTACAATTCTTTCGGGATTATAACCAGCATTCATCAACCCGCACAACATCGCACCACCACCAAAAAAGGGCTCAACATAAGTACCAATGGTTTTAGGTAGGTAGGGTTCGTAATGCTTCCACATCTTGCTCTTACCACCTGCCCATAAGTACAACGGTTTCATTTTCATCATCATCACTCAACACCACTACGGGTGTTCCTTTCTTATTCAGTCCGTCTCTATTGATAGTACAGGGAAAGGATGCTCTCCCTCTGTAGTTCCAACATTCCACGCTTCACGGTTTGTCCCCTACTTACTTCTTCAATCAATTCCTTCCGCTACGTCAGGCATCCCATCTGTAGGTTATCTCTTATCTATCTGTCGCTTTGGCGGTTAGTATCTCGCTGGGTCTTTCAGCGTTTCCTGTCTCGGCTACTGTATCTAAATCTAATGTAAAAGTGTATAATTATAAAGGGGCCTGCGATGGGTCTATTTTGGGTCTAATGGCTACCGCTAACTGGGTTTTGCCGTGCGCCCTATACCTGCCCTGTAATTGCCCTGTAGGTTTTGGGGTGGTGCTCTTGGTTCCCACTTTTCATTTCCCTTTCGTTTCCTACACTATTATTATACCGCAACGCACACGGTTATACCTACCCCGTTTTACTTTTTTTCGGTTTTGTCCACTCGCCACACTCTCTACTAAATTTATAAAAATGACCCGCCAAAAAGGTATATAGTAAAAACTTTTAGAACAATAAAAATAAACGCTGGAAAAAATTTTATATGAGTATGCCCCCATTTTTACATTTAAATAAAGACTATCCATTATTAACATTCAATCAGGAGGTAGATTTAGCCAAGAAGATTGAGCGTAGTGTTGGAAGAAGGAGACAGAATGCTTTTGATACATTAGTTTATAGTAATGTTCGTTTAGTGAAGAAAATATTGAATCATTATAAGTTTTTAAATTTAGATGATGATTTATTTAGTGAAGGTTTGATTGGTTTGTGTATGGCAGTAGAAAAATACGATTATAGGAAAGGAAATAGGTTCAGTACATTTGCGTATTATTGGATTAGACACAAGATGCACAGATTTATGGAACAAAATATAAATATAATTAAAGTTCCTGTTCATATACAAGATACTTTGAAGGCTTATTATTCTACATATGAAAAGTTACTAATAGAAAAAAATGATCATCCGTCAATTGAAGAAATAAGCTGTGAGTGCGGAATAAGTGTTTTCAAGTTAAATAAAGCATTGAAATTTGGAGTTTTCACAGTAAATAGTTTATGTTCTACTGATAACAAGGAAGAATTTGAAATAGAGGATAAAAATATGGATTTGCAAGATGTTGAGTTCCGTGTAAGTTTAGAAGAAATTATTGGCGATCTTAATGAGAATGAAGTTAAGGTATTAGATTCTTTTTTAAATAATGAAGAAGTTGATTTAGAAGAATTAAATATGACAAAGAAGCAATATGAAGAATTAAAAGAAAGACTTAAAAATATTCTTATTGATAAACTATGGGGAAAATGATATGAATGAATTAGAAATTGAAAATAGTGTTGTAGCTAAATATGTTGAGGGATTAAGTGCAACACAGATAAGTAAGAGTTTAGGAATTCCAGTAGCAGAAGTTAAAAAGATATTAGATAAGCTTCAAAAAAATACTGGAGAAAAATTGGCAGCTGTTAATGATTTTATGATGGAGCAAGATTTAGATAGTAGTTTAGCTGAATTGATACACGAAAATACAAAGGCAATGAAAACTATATCAAGGCAATCACAAGATCAGGATTATATAGCAGCACAAACATCAGCATCATTAGGACAATTATATGAGAAAATTGGAAACTTCACTGTTCGACTTCTCGAGGCAGCAAGTTACGCAAAGACAAGAGAAAGTAAGTAATATTGGCTCTTTTTTGGATTATTTAAAAGAAACATTGCCATCAGGTTGGGATAGTAGTCCAAAGCATATTAGATTAATTTGCGAGTATTTAGATAAGGTAGAAAAAGGAGAAATAGATAGATTAGCTATTCATATGCCTCCTCGCCACGGTAAAACTGAAACTATTACTGTTAGATATTCTGCTTATTGTATTGAGAAAAGACCACAGCATAATGTTCTTGTTACTGGTTATAATGAAAGAATTGCTCGTAGATTTAGTAGAAAAGCAAGAACTATTGTAAGAGGTAGAAAGCCATTAAATAAAGATAATTCTGCTCAAGATGAATGGAGTATGCCTGAAGGTGGTACTTTTATGAGTCGTGGTGTTTCGAGTCCCCCAACGGGTGTTGGTTTTAGAACGGTAATTATTGACGATGCAATTAAAAGTAGATCAGAAGCAGAGAGTGAGCATTATAGAGAACGTGCTTGGTTATGGTATCAAGATGATTTATATACAAGATTAGAGCCTGGTGGAAGTATTATTATGGTTTGTACAAGATGGCACGAAGATGATATTGCTGCTCGTGCTGTAGCTTCTGAACCTAACAGATGGACTATATTAAATCTTCCTGCTATTTGTGAAGAAGAGAATGATGTTTTAGGTAGAGAAATTGGTGAAGCATTATGGGAAGATAGATATAGTGTTGAAGATTTACAAAGAATAAAAGGAATTTTGACAACTACTGAAGGTGAATATTCTTGGAATGCTTTATATCAGCAAAGACCAAGTGGAAAAGAAGGTAGTTTCTTTAAGCCTACTAATATAAAGATAAATAATGACAATTTCCTACCTAAAATCGTTAGAAAAGTAAGAGCTTGGGATTTAGCTGCATCTGAAAGAAAAGGTGACTATACTGTAGGTTTTTTGCTTGGAATTGACAGTGAGAATAATGTTTGGGTTATGGATTGTGTAAGAGGTCAATATGATTCGCACAATAGGGATAAAACTATTCTTCAGACAGCAATTTTAGATGGTAAAGAAACACCTATTATTATTCCTCAAGATCCAGGTCAAGCAGGTTTATCTCAAAAGAAATATTTTTTAAGATTATTATCTGGTTTTGCAGTATTAAGTAAGCCTGTAAGTGGTAGTAAAGAAGTTAGAGCTGCTCCTTTTAGTAGTGCTGTAAATGGAGAAATGGTTAATTTTATTAAATCTACTTGGAATAAAGTAGTAATTGAAGAGTTAAGAAGTTTTCCATCAGGTAAAAATGATGACTGTGTTGATGCTCTTTCTGATGGATACAATTTCTTATTCACAAGAAATAAAACTAATTGGGGCGCAGCATAAGATAGAATATTATAAGTTTAAATAAATAGGAAACAATTATGGGATTATTTGATATTTTTAAAGGTAAAGCATTTCAGAATGGTAATATTTCTGGAAATTTACCTGTACCTATAAACAGTAGAATAAACTATGGTTTTGGTGGTTATGGTTCAGGTGAAATTTTATCTTTTTTACAGAGAAGATTGCCTGGTAGTTTAAGAGATTGGAGTAAAGAAGCTGGTGATCTTGGTTTAAATTCTATTATTTCTATTTCTATGGATTTTTATATTAGAAACTGGACACAAGCTAAATTTAAAGTAAAAAAGCAAATAAATGCTAATGAATTTGAATATATTGACCATCCTATTATTGAATTGTTAAATAATCCTGATAAAAGTGTTACTGGTAGTGTTTTTTGGTCTTATGTTGTTCAAGATTATAAGCTTTTAGGTAATGCATTTGTAAGAAAGATTAAAGTTGGTGGGCAAGTTGTTAGATTACAATATTTGCCTGCTGATATGATGAAACCATATACAGAAAATAAAAATGATATTAGTTATTGGATTTACACTGTTGATGGTGAAAGTTTTAAAATTTCAGTGGAAGATATTATTCATTTTAAGTATTTAAGAGATCCTGATAATATCTTTTTAGGTAGAAGTCCAATTACATCAGTTTTGCGTGAAATTGCCACTGATAATGCTGCTTCTTCTACTGCTTTTGGTTTAATGAAGAATAATGCGCTTCCAAGTATTATTTTAGGTCCTGATGCGAGTGATTTTACTGTTGATATTAGTCCAGATGATGCTCGTACTGTAAAGAAGCGTTTAATGCAAGATTTTGTTGGTGATAATGCTGGCGGTGTTGCAGTTATGACAGGAGCTTATAAGTTAGATAGAATTTCTTGGTCTCCTGAAGAAATGGTTTTAGATAAAATTAGAAAGATGCCCGAAGAAAGAATTGTTGCTGCAATGGGCTTAAATGTGATGGTTTTAGGATTAGGATCAGGTTTAGAACACTCAACCTATAGTAATTATGAGCGAGCCCAACAAGCTGCCTGGGAAGATGGTATGATTCCTCTTCAAAATCAGATAATTGAAGTGTTAAACAACACTTTAATGTATGAATTTTCAGAAACTACATCACAAGATACTTTATGTTTTGATTATAGTAATGTAAAAGCATTAGCAGATGATGTTGTAACACAAAGTTCAAGAGCAGAAAGATTATTTGTTTCTGGTATTTGTACTCGTGCTGAAGCTAAAAGAATTGCTGGTCTTCCTGTATTACCTGAAGATGAAAATGTTTATTTTAATTCACCATATACAGCTACAAATGGTGAAAGAAGTATGCTAACTAATCAAACAGACTATAATAATGTAAATAAAGCATTTGCAAATGAAATAGCTGAAGCAATTTTAAGCGCACCAATAGATAAAAGTATTAAAGCATATCCAACTGATGGTATGAAAACTGCTGCAAGGAGAGCTCTTCAATGGAAAGAAGAAGGATTTGATGGTGGTACAAGAGTTGGTTTAGCTCGTGCAAATCAAATTGTTAATGGTGAAAATTTATCTGATGACACAATAATAAGAATGTATAGTTTTTTTAGCAGACACGAAGTAGATAAAAAAGCAGAAGGATTCAATCAAGGAGAAGAAGGTTTTCCAAGTAATGGAAGAGTAGCCTGGGATCTTTGGGGTGGAGATGCTGGTTTTAGTTTTGCTAAAAAAAATAGAGATAGAATATTAAGAGAAGACGACGAAAATTAGGATTTAATTATGGAAGAACTTGATGAAAAATTAGTATATTTTGGTGATTCTATTAAAGTTGTGGGAAATGTAGTAAAAGGTTATCTTGTTAGATTTGGTAATCCTAAAGATACAGATCTTGAAGGAGATTATTTTACTTCAAAAACTGACTTTGGAAGACCATTATCAGAAGGTAAATCTTTCGCATTAAATCTTTATTATCATCACGGCGCAGATAAAATTATTGGTACTAAAGAAATTGGCACTGGTATTGTAAAAATGGATAATGTTGGTTTGTGGTATGAAGCTCAAATCAATATGAATAATGAATATAATATGATGATTGCTGAACTTGCTAAAAAAGGTAGGTTAGGTTTTTCAAGTGGTGCTGCTGGTCATATGGTAGAAAGAACACAAAAAGGTCTATCACACGAAATTTTAAGATGGAATATTGCTGAAGCTTCTTTAACTCCAAGACCAGCAGAATCAAGAAATATGGCAACTATTAAAAGTTTAAAAGAATATTACAATGAACAGGGTGAATATGTTCCTAAAGATCCATCTGAAAAAAGTGAAGATGAAATGGAAGAGCCTTTAGATTCTGCTAATATTTTTGATGGTATTGAAGAAGATATGTTATTTGATAGTTTAGAATGTTTAAATGAAAGATTAAATGAAGCTATCAAAATGTATTTAGAAGAAAATAATTCTGTAGATTTAGAAAAACTTTTTGAAGATTATAAAATGTATTCTATTTCTACTATAAATAATTTTATGTCAAAAGGTATGGATGTTGAAAAAGAAGTTAAAAACTTGTTGAGTA